CCGGGTTTGCGTCTGCGTATTCGAATAGCGCGCCCTCGGCTACGCATGCGAGTATCGGGTCTCGCCTTTGCTTTATCCCCGCATAACGCCACAGAAAACACGCTCGGCCAATAATTAAACGCTACGACAATGGAGAATAACCACAATCCGATGGAGGATGACGGCTCGCTGGATTTCCTGAAAATCCCCGCCGATGAAACCAACAAGCATTTCAACTGCCCCGAAACGACGCAGCAGAAGTTGATAAACCTCACCTTTTGGGTCTGCGACTACATCGAGGGAGTGAAAACGAAGTTCGGAGAGAATCGGACGCTCGTCAAGATCAAGATGAATCGGGACGATCACGACCGCGATGCACGCAAGTTCTTCACCAATTCGCGGGAAATCAAATATGTCCTCGCCAAGATTCGGGAAATGGACAAATTCCCGCGACGGGTAACGATGCGGGCATCGGGAACGCGGTACTATTTGGAGTAATGGATGTATAAAGGTTGGTTGCTCTTGCGGTGTCCTGTTCAGCGGTAATGCGAATAACAGCTCGAATGCCGGTTTTGCGTATGCGAATTCGAATAACACGCCCTCGAATACGAATGCGAATATCAGGTCTCGCCAATGATTTTCAGAAAGGTAAAAACATAAATTTTGAGAGCAACGACCCTGCCTCTCGGCAAAAAATATCACCTCAAAAAGGAGTTAGTAGGCGGTTTCGGGCATCCCGAACTGCCGAACGCCCCGAATATGAAAAGCAAAGCGTCGAAATGAAGCGTATAGGAAACTTATACGAAAAGATCATATCGCTGGATAACCTCCGCCTCGCCGATGAAAAGGCAAGGCGCGGGAAACTCCGCTCGTATGGCGTCTTGCTTCACGACAAAAACCGTGAAGCGAATATCCTTGCCCTGCATGAAACGCTGAAAAATCATACATTCAAGAACTCCGAATACAGCACGTTCACGATCTATGAGCCGAAAGAGAGGATCATATTTCGATTGCCGTATTACCCCGACCGCATTCTGCACCATGCAATCATGAATATCCTCGAACCGATATGGGTCTCCGTCTTCACAAAAGACACATATAGCTGCATCAAGGGGCGCGGGATTCACGGAGCGATGCGGAATGTCAAGCGGGCCATCAAAGACCGGGAAAACGCCCGATATTGCCTCAAAATCGACATCCGGAAGTTCTACCCGTCGATAGACCACGACGTATTGAAAACCATCATCCGCCGCAAAATCAAATGCAAGGATACGCTCGCCCTGCTCGATACGATCATCGACAGCACCGACGGCGTGCCTATCGGCAACTATTTAAGCCAATACTTCGCAAACCTGATGCTCGCCTACTTCGATCATTGGATCAAGGAGGAGAATCGGGTGCGATACTATTTCCGATATGCCGACGACATGGTATTTCTCGCCTCCACGAAAGAGGAGCTGCACATCCTGCTGGCCGACATCAAGAAGTATCTCGCGGCCTTGAAATTGACACTGAAAGGCAATGAGCAGATATTTCCGATTGCCGAGAACCGGGCGGACAAGCACGGGCGCGGCCTCGATTTCGTCGGGTTCGTGTTCTACCACAACCAAACGCTCATGCGCAAATCCATCAAGCAGAATTTCTGCCGCATGGCCGCGCGTCTGAATAAGAAACTCAATATCAGCGCGAGGGACTACAAACAGAAGCTATGCAGTTGGTACGGATGGGCAAAAGTCTCCAATTCAAAACATTTGTTAAAAACCATCATTAAATCGCAATTCTATGACACGTTCGTATTACGATGCAAGGCCGTCTAAATTCGAGGCCGTAGGCAACGGAAGCTACATCTACCGTTGGGATATTCAGGAAGAGGACGCCCCGCAACATCAGATCATTGCCGAGGGGAACGAGAAACCCATCGCCGAAACTCCGCGCAAGCAGTATTCCTGCTATGAGGTCGTTGTATGGGCGACCGTTACGAGTAACAAAATCACGGAAGCCGCCATCCGTGCAATGTGGGATGCCAACTACGAGCAGAAGCTCATCAACGAGTATAATTCCGCCTCTCTCGGCGTATATGGCGGCTCCAAATCGAGCGACGAGGCAAAGGCGAGGATTTCCTCGTATAAGGATTTTCTTACAGCGAGAGCCGCGTTAAAAGCCCAAATCGACGCAGATTGCGCCGAGCTGAACATCGAATAAAAGTAGATCATGCTGACCCTGCATTTCAACAACACGACATTGGATATACAGGAGAGCGATAGCAGTTACCGCTATCGCTCCCTCATGTCCAAGCCGCAACTCGTCCTAAAATTCTCCCTATCGGAATTTGTCGAAATTCCGGTCGGGGCATGGTGCGAGTATCAAGGCGTGAAATATAAACTCGGATCGCCGGAGAACATCAAGAAGAACGGAACCCGCAATATCGAATACACGCTCACCCTCGGAACATTGGAGGATAATATGAGCCTGTATAAGATGCGTAATCCCGTCGATAAACGCCTCAAATGGTCGATGTGCGCCAAGCCTCACGAACTCGTCGAGGCTATCGTATGGAACCTCAATCAGCGCGACGGGGCCGATGTTTGGAAAGTCGGCGAATGCCTCGACGCGGCGGAGCAGACGATCGAGTTCAATCACACCTACGTCGATGCTGCATTGCAGGATGTCGCAAACAAATTCGAGACCGAATGGGAAATCAACGACTATACGATCTCGCTGCATAAAGTCGAGTATTTCAAGGATGATCCCCTGCCGCTCGCATACGGCAAGGGGAACGGTTTCGAGCCGGGTGTCGGACGCACCACGCAAAGCGATGAGTTGCCGATCAAGCGGCTTTATGTTCAGGGCGGCGACCGCAATATCGACCGCTCGAAATACGGTTCGGCGGAATTGCTGTTGCCGAAGTCGCAGACGCTCGTTTACGAGGGCCGTACCTATCAATCTGATGCGGAGGGGTATTCCATCGAGCGCATCGACAAGATTTCCGATGCAGTCAAGGAGGACAGCCTTGATTGCTCCGAAATATACCCATCCCGCGAGGGGACGGTATCAAAGGTAGAAACGATGGATGTCGGGAAGAATTTCTACGACATCATCGACAACTCCATCCCCGCAGAGCTGAATTTCAACGACTATATCATTGAGGGCGAGACGGCGACGATCAGTTTCCAAAAGGGAATGCTCGCGGGCGACGATAAGCAGTTCGAGTTCAAATACAACCACTCGGAACGCCGCTTTGAACTCGTACCGCAGGAGATCGACGGGGTTACGATGCCGAACGAAACATTCAAACCCGCCGTCGGCGACACTTACGCCATTTTCGGGATCATGCTGCCGGATGCCTATATCTGCAACAATACGGATAAGACAGGGGCATCATGGGATATGTTCCGTGAAGCGGCCCGTAAGCTCTATGAGAACGAAGACCCGAAATTCACCTTTACCGGCACTCTGCAAGGACTATGGGCGAAAAAGAATTGGCTCCGCGTGGGCGGGCGTCTGAAAGTCGGGGGATATGTTCTGTTCACCGATGAGCAGTTCGTTCCCGATGGCATAGCAATCCGCATCACGGGTATCAAGGAATACCTCACCTCACCGTATGCCCCTGTTCTCGAAATCTCAAACTCGGTTTCGGGCAAGAGCGTATCTTCGCAGCTTCGGGAGATCGGGCAAAATGAGGTGGCGACAGATAACAGCATCCGCAACGCCGTAAGCTATACCAAGCGTCGGTTCCGCGATGTCAGGGAAACAATGGCGATGTTGGAGGATTCGATGCTCGACAACTTCACGAACTCCATCAATCCGCTGACCGTGCAGACGATGATGATGCTCGTCGGGGATGAGAGCCTGCAATTCCGGTTCGTCGCCAGCAAAACCGACCTCACGGCGGTAAACGACGGTATCACCTACGACAATGCGGCAAAGCAGTTGCATATCCCGCACGGATTCATCCAGCACATGACGCTCGGCATCGGAACGATTTCATCCTCTCATGCCGATTCGGAGTACAAGGTTTGGGAGATGAGCGAATACCTTTCACCATACCTCGACAATGGCGAAAAAAAGTATTATCTATATGCCAAGGTCAGCCGCACGGACACCACCGCAAAAAGCGATTTCCTGCTCTCTGACCGGGCAATCAAGATGAATGATGTCGCAGGGTACTATCATCTCCTTATCGGCATTCTGAACAGCGAATATGACGGCGAACGGAGCTATGTTTCGCTCTATGGGTTTTCGGAGATTCTGCCCGGCCGCATCACGACCGATAAAGTCATATCGGCCGACGGCAAGACATATTTCGACCTCTTACTTGGAGAAATCGGGGGCAATATTAAATTTGCTTCAACCGATGGCTCCATGAAAGACGTTGCCGACCTTGAAAAGTTGATAGGCGACGGCAACGATGTTTTCACGGAGCAACCTGTCCCTCCTTACAAAAAGGGAGATTTATGGGTCAATGGCAAGGTAATCCTCAAAAGCAAGGTCTCTCGGGAATCCGGGAATTATGTTGCCGCAGATTGGGTTGATGCCGTGGAATACGACAATACAAAAACCGCTATCGACGGAGGAATCGTTACATCCGGAACAATTCAGCTCGCAGGCGATGATTCCACCATTAAGGCAGGAGCAACCGGAGAAGGTACTGACGAAGCAAGCGTCCGATTTTGGGCCGGATCACCAAAAGCAGATAAAGAAAAAGCACCGTATCGCGTATTACAAGATGGCTCTTTATACGCATCAAAAGGTGTTTTTTCAGGATTTTTACAAGTACCATTTCAAGATATTGATGTTGCTGCTGAATTTACAGGATATGATAGTGAATATCGGGCAGTCTTTGTTGTAAGCGACCATTTCAATATACGATCCTCATCAGGACGTGGGTATTCGATTGTTTTAACGCTTCCCTATAACCGAGCATTAGATGGTGTCGTGCTGAACGTATTTGACAATCCAATCAAAACTCGTTCTTCTCCAACTCTATGGATTAAAGGAGAACCCGATATATCAGGGAAAGGCAATATATATCACCCCGGTTCACTCAATTCTGAAATGGGATTTAACCCTATCAAAGAAATATATTGTAAACGAGGTGGATTTATACAGTTCATATGTGTCAATGGAAATTGGATGGTAACAAGTAATATGATGCCTGAATCCCAAATTACCAAATAATAATTTTTTCACCTAAAATAATACCTATTAGGTACTATTTATTACCTTTGTTGAAAATTAAATTCATTATGGAACAGAAGATTGAAAAAGGAATCGGGTGGCTTGAAAAGCTACTCAAAATGGAGGAGAAGTACGGATTTTTCCGTTTTCTGCGGGTGCTCCTGCTTTTACTCCTCACGGGATTTGTAATCCTCACAATCACCAATCCGCGCTATGTGCTGGATAAAGTCGAATCAATCCAAGCAGAGCAACATGATGAATCGGTAGCCAAGCGCATTCAGGTAGATGCAGATATTCGTCTGATGCTGCGCAAACTCTTATATGCGCTCGATGCCGACCGTACATGGCTCATAGAGCTGCACAATGGGAGCAAAAACCTATCATCAGGATTACCGTTCCTATACGGCGATATGCGAATCGAAGAGGTCGCCGACAGCATCAATAACGTCGATGACGAATATACCGATTTTCAGCTATCGAAATACCCTTTTATCGGGAAAGTCTTTGACGACGGATTTTATTGGGGAGCTATCGAAACGATCAAGGAGATCGACGAACGAATGTATTTCAAGTTCAAGTCGAATAACGTGAACGAGGTCGCCATTCTCGCCCTATATGCAGGAGAAAAGCCGCTCGGAGCAATCGGCATATCATTTTGCGGACAAAAACAGATGGACGCCTCCGCTGTCGGCAAGGCTATTCGCAAGTGCGGTATTCAGGTAGCAACCCTATTATCCAACTAACATCACAACATCATGGAAACTATCAAAAAGATTCTGACCGCCATCTTGAAATGGCTGGGGAGTATTCCATCCGACAAACTCCTGCACCTCATTGCGGGTGCGGTAATCGCGGCCTTTTTCGCCCTTGTCATTCCCTATACGGCTGGAATATGCGTCTTATTCGCCGCCATCGCAGGGGTGGCAAAAGAGGCTTTCGACCAATACCGCTACAAGGGATGGGATTGGCTTGACTTGGCCTATACAATGGCCGGAGGTTTCATCATTCAAATTTTCGCGTGGCTATGAAACTACTTTTGAAACGCATCGCATTGAAGCCGACCTATACCATCGGCTGGCTCTACATCGACGGGCAAAAGGTCTGCGACACCATCGAAGATGCCGTGCGAGACCTGAACAAAAACGGGCGGTTCGACAATGGCGAAAAGAAAGTTTACGCCAAAACCGCTATCCCCTACGGGACATACGACATCACGCTGAAAATCCAATCCCCGAAGTATAAGGATCGGGCGCAGTACAAATTCTGCGACGGCTACCTGCCTCGGCTGCTCAATGTGCCGGAGTTCGACGGCATCCTGATCCATATCGGCAATACCGCCGAGGATAGCGCGGGGTGCATATTGGTCGGCGAAAACAAGGAGGTCGGCAAGGTGCTGAACTCGACGGCGACATTCCGACGGGTCTATGACATGCTCAAAACGGCCTCCGACCGGGGCGAACCAATCCAAATCGAAATCGTATGAGAACGCTGATTTTGTGCCTTATCATCGGTTTGCTGTCGGCCTGCTGCCCGTGCAAACATCTGACGACCTCGACCGGGACGCGGGACAGCCTGCATGTCGAGATCAGGCATCGCACAATATGGATTCCCGACACGGTACGGGTGCAACTGCCGGCCGAGCGAACCGAGCAGACCGTCCGCCAAGATTCGAGCCACCTCGAAACCTCGGCAGCGGTATCGGACGCAAGGATCAACCCCGACGGGTCGCTATCCCACTCGCTCGAAAACAAGACGGACGATCGGGAAATACCGACTCAGCGGCCGATAGAATATCGGGACAGCATCGTTTATCGGGATCGGGAGGTCGAGGTTGAAAAGATCGTCGAGGTAGAGCGCAAATTGACATGGTGGCAACAGACGCAAATACGCGGTTTTTGGGTGGCAATTATCATCATTCTCGTACTGCTCCGTAAAAAGATTTTTCCCTTGATTCGGAGGTTTATTTGAGGGCGCAAAGGCGAACAATACAGCCGATTATAATAATAGCTCCAAATTTCAGAAACTTTTTGTACCTTTGAAAAAGTTTTGATATTATAGCGTTTGCTATTGTTTTTAAGGTTTAGGAAATCGCCAATTTCACAACGGACTTAAAAAACAATGGTAAATGCCTGCGTTATGCGTGGGCATTTCCTTGTTAGTCCGTAGGTGTTTGGCGATACCTCTAAACCGACAGGAACGCCCACGCTTTTCTGTGTGCATATCCGGAAACAGCAGCGAATGTTTGATTTACGGATAGCATGAGCGAAAAGAAACCAACAAGGCAGGCGGAGATCGTATTTGCCGCCATGAAAGCAATCGAGGCCAACGGCGGCGAAATGAGGATTTCGGATATATACGAAACCCTCGCATCATCGTTCCCGCTGACCGATTATGAGAAAGAGGAAACCAAGAGCGGCGTCATCCGCTGGAAAGCGTATCTCAACTTCTATTCGATAGAGGTAGGCAAGGTCGGGTATCTCGTCAAAAAGAGCGGGATTTGGCATCTGACGGAAGAGGGTGTGAAAGCTCTTGCCGCCGGAGCCGGAGAGTTCTTCGCCGATTTTCACGGCAAGTTTTCCAAGATACAGAAAGAGCACGCGGTATCGGTCATCGAGGAGAATGCGGATCAGCCCGATGATTTGGATATGTTGCAAGGTCAGGCATCGAAAGGCATTCGGGAGTATATCATCAAAAAGAACCCCTACGAGTTTCAGGATTTGGTCGCCGCCCTACTGCGGGCAATGGGCTACTATACGCCATTCATCGCCCCGAAAGGCAAGGATGGCGGCGTTGATATTATCGCCTACCGAGACCCGCTCGGCACGACCGCCCCGCAGTTGAAAGTACAGGTCAAGCATTATCCGACCTCTGCAATCTCCGTCGATGTCGTCCGCAGTCTGCTGGGGGTTCTCGTGAAAGAGGGTGAGGTCGGCCTGCTGGTTACATCGGGGACATTCACCAGCGAATCCAAGAAAGAAGCCCGCAACGGGCATCGTTGCCTGCGTCTGATCGACATCGACGAGTTCATCGACCTATGGATTCGCTATTACGACCGCATGAGCGAGGAGGACAAAGCCCTGCTCCCGATTATTCCCGTTTATTTTCTGAAAGCATAAAACCATCATATTATGAAAAAACTCTTATCTATTCTATTCCTATCCCTTTGCATCGCAGCTTGCTCCAAAGACGATACCCCAAAGCCGGAGATGAACGAAACCGTCAAACAGATTTGGCAGACTTTGAACGGCAAATATATCGGGTTCCATGAGGATAAGTTATCATCCGCCGGTTCCTATACGGAAACCATCGTCTTTCAGCCCTATTCCGAGCCGGAAGAGATCAAGCCGACGGTAATCCTTTTCCCGGATTTTACAGCATACGGAACCGCCGTCATAACCGACACCCGATTTGAAGAGATCAGCGGCTCATCGACCTGCTATTACTCAATCGACGTAAAATATGAGGGAGCAATCCCGACGATCTCATTCTTTGAATACGGAACGGACGGCGAAGTAGTAAACAGCGAAGATCAGCGCAACATCAAGATCATCGACGCCTCCTCTTTCAAAATGTGGGATTATGGTTTGACCGAGGCCGAGAATGCGATAATCTACACCAAGCAATAGAAATCCAAATTATTCACTATCTTTGCGGTACTGATAGCCCCGTATCAGTTGCGTTGAATACCCCTCTCGACAGACCGATAGATCGGGCGTTGAGAGGGTTTTTCATTCGATTCTGTTACCCGTCTGTTACCCGGCCTCCGAAGTGGCGTTTATTGGTTACAAATAAGCCAATATATCATAGCGAGTTACAACCTATTTTAGAAAGATACCATAGATTTTGCATCGGCAAATAATTTGCCTAAGTATCACATATCAAACAAGTAAATCTAACATATCACAAATATCAAACTTTCAACTACATTTTTTAATTAAACTATTCTTAATTTAAGAATTTCAAATACGGAACGGGCCACAAATAGATCTAATTTTCAACATTTTATACAAACAGGGATTCTCGAGAAAAAATCTTATATTTACAAATATTGCATTTTCAGACTGAATAATGGCATTGTAAAATATTTTTCTCTCGACAGCACCATTTCACGAAAAATAACTATATTTACGACATCAATACGATAACAAACCCGTATTTTACCCGCATGAAAAACGGCATTACATCCAATAATTCTTACTCGCTGATCGTCGGACTTTCGGTTTCGATGATGGGTATGATGATGTCGATGCGCAGGTGTAAATGCCGGGTGTAAGATTCGTCGTACGTGTATCTCTTAAATCCGGCTGGTTCAGCCGGATTTTTTTGTTTGTAACAATCCCGAAAACATAAATCAACTTTCAAAACCATGAAAAAACAGAATCTCCGTTTCGAAACCCTGCAAGTACATGCAGGCCAACAGGCCGATCCCGCGACCGGATCGTGCGCCGTCCCCATCCACCAGACGGTGGCCTACACCTTCGAAAGTGCGGAAAAGAGCGCCGCCGTTTTCGCCCTCACGGAACCGGGG